CACCTGTATATAATCTTCCATCAACTCCATCTAAAGGAGTCATTTGAGGCTTAATATACTCTAGTACCGCTTCCGTCATTGTCTTTCTCATTTTTTAAAAAGGTATTTCTGTTATTTCATTTAAATAGTTTCTTGCCATTTCTCTACCGCAATTCTTAACCATATCGCTAAAATCTTTAGACTGATATTTTTCATCTATCTCTATCTGACTCAATCCAAACTTATGTGCTATTTTTTCACCAAATTCTCTACCCCAGTTTACATCTTTATCGTAATCATTATCATACAATAAAAATATTACATCAAATCTTTCTTTTAATTGATTTACAACATGTTCTTTTGGAGTAACTCCTTCTGCTTGTAATGATATTGCTGGAATGCCACAAACATTTGTAATAGCCATAACATCTTTTAAAGATTTAGTTATGATTAATTTTTCTCCTTTTTCAGGTAATTGTTCCCATCCTTGCCATACAGATTCGTTATGATTATTTAACCATTTATAATCTTTATTATAAGGCTGATATATCTTATAAGTTTCTATACCGTCTTTTCTTTCAGTGAACGCATAAGCTAAATCATCTGCTTTTACTATTTTAGGTCCAAAGAATATGTGACTGATAGGACTTACATTATATTTTTGCAGAGTGGCTGCATCTATTCCAAATCTATTCCAAAAGCTAATATCTTCTATAGTGGGTTTTCTGCTTCTTTTTGCTAATTTAGATGAATTAATACCATCAATTATGTCTTTTCTAGACTGAGTGTTTAAATTAGCGTGTTCTGAAACGGTAAATCCTCTTGCAACTATAAAATCATTATCTAATTGAGCATCAACTGCTATTTTACTCATAGCTTCGAAATAATTTAGTCCAAATTTTAACTGAACAAATCTTATACAGTCTCCTGAACCAACAACAAAGTCTTTAAAACAAACTTCTTGGTTTTCTCCTAAGAAAAATCCAAAAGAAGGTTTGTTTTCTTCTCTTAGCGGTGAGTGTATTAGATTTCTTAAATTAATAGGCTCTTTTATATACATATTATAAACTTCAATGTCGCTTATTTTCTGTAATAAAGCCTCTTTAGTAATCATTTTTTTATTAAGATTGAATACCATTTATGGTTTTTTAGTAATTAAATAAATCTTATTCATATGTCCTGTATATAAACCTAATAATTGTACTTTAAATCCAAGTTCAGTAAAAGTAGATCTTTTAATAGCTTTTAATTGTTGTGAATTTAGTATAATCATAGGTATACTAGTTCTAAACATAGTAGAATCTTTTATAAATTTTTGAACTTCCGCTTTTGTTGGATTCTCCCTATAAAAAGAAGTCATTGTATGTCCAAATTCAATCATTAGATTGATTGCACAACAACTTGGGAATGCTACTGATTTCATTTTGTTTTAATTTTAGTTAATAATAGTGGCTGAGACAGGATTCGAACCTGCACCGCATCCGCACTTCTGCGCTGTAACCTTTTTTGTTTAACGTGAGGTTCGGACATACCTCATTACAGTTTTTTTGTGTCTAACCAAATTCCACCACTCAGCCTACCAACTATAGATTGACTATAGTTATTTATTTATATTACAACCAACCTCCATTATCTGCAGGAGCAGAAGATTCTTGTGGTGCAGTATCTGGCTCAACTCTTTCAAGTAAGTCATTGTATTGAGGTTTAGCTGGATTTTTAGTTAATCTAAGTTTAGAATTAACTGTACCTGCTTTCTCAATGAAATCAAAGTTTTTATAAACTCCTAAATATCCTTTAGGATTACCTTGAGTACCATAAGTAACAAATATGTTTACTTTAGCATCTTCTTGTTCTTTATTAACAAGTTTCATACACGTATCGATAGCTTCTTTAGCTGTTGATACATTAGGGAATACATAGTCTTCTCCTAAGACCGCTCTAGCTATTGCTAAAGTTTTACCTACAGTCAACTTAATTTGTTGTTCTGTAGATTGTTCAGAAGGATAATAAATTCCTAAGTTTACACTTCCAATTGCATCTGAAAAGATTACTCTATAATCAGGCGCATTGTCTGCATCATCTGCTTTTTTCTTCTCTATCTTGATAGAAACATTATCAACTTTTCCTGCTACTCCATTATTAAATATCGCTACCGATTGCGATTTAAATTCATCTCCATTTAAGTCAAACATACTTGTAATTTTTATAGTATTATTATATAATTTATTAAAAAATTATACAGTCTGCTGTATCAGCTGTATAATAGCTTTTGTTACAATACAGTGCTTTTGACAATACCATTCTGAGCTATAACAGCGCCGCCATACGATGCGGAGGACCTCCACGCCAACATGTTTAAAATGTCTGTAATTCCTGTCTACGTCCGGTTGATCATTCCGACTTATTCTTTTAAAAATATTTTACTCCAATCAACTGTTAATTTGCCTGATTCATCTGACTCAATTAACACAACTTTCTGATCTTTCAAATGATCACATCTTGAACCACATGTAACAGATTCAGATGGTTTGAAATTAACAATCGTTTGATTGTCATCTCTGTACATATAACCAATAGCATCAACATTTGCGGATAATATAGCGGCTGACTTTCCTATAAGGTCTATACCTCTTTCAGTCATTTCTTTACCTTCTTTCTCTAATAATTTATCTTTAAGATGAGCTAATATAATTAACGTTTCAAAACATTTTTCCAATTCTTCAAGTACCATCCATAATGCCGCTCTTGTGTATTGATAACCCGCTCCATTTGGTAAATCAAGAACATTATCTCCTTGAAAATTTCTACCCTGAACCGTGCCTTTATACATACTTAAGGCGACCGGAAGTACCATTTCTTCTAATACACTAATAGTATCAATAGCTCCGTACTTATAGACATAGCCATCTTTATCTTTATTGGCTTCTTTTAGCTGATTGATTACTTGTCGTAATGCATTAATAGGTAAAATGTTATTTTCTCTAGCAACTTTTAATACGTCAATTTTAAGAGCATCTAAATAATCAGTACCTCCTTCTAAATCTAATATTAAACAGTTATCTAATTCACTTAAAGCTGTAGACTTTCCAATCTTTGGCTTACCAAAAAGAATTATCTTTCTTGGATTTACTCTTGCAGCTTTAACTTTTTGCTTTGGTAATTCTATCATTATTTATCCGTCCAACCTCCCCCATTCAAAGTAAGAAGAAAGATATACTATGTTAATAATTACAAAGTCATTTTGTTATTTAATATCGAAAAAGTCAAGTACTCCTCTTTTTTTAGATCTTTTTTCAATGTCAGACTTCTTTAATAAAGCAACCTTATCGCCTCTAGAAGAAGTTAAACCGTGACCTCCGCCACCATAAATTCCATTCAAATTATAGAAATAACAAAATCTCTCTAATTGGTCTCTAGAAGGCCCTTTTCTTTTACATTTACAGAAATCTTTCATAAAAGATATTGTTTCTTCCTTGTAAACTTCTTGTAATGTTGTAGGGTAAGCTGAATATATTTCAAAAAGTATTCTAAACATTGCTAAAAACACTTTCATTATTGTTAGATTCTTAAATCCAACTACATGTATTGTGTTTTTATTTTCATACTCAACTGTTAATCCGAATATTTTAGATATCCGTTTAATATAGTCTTTATGATAAATTAAAGTTTCCTCGCATAAGAAATCTGAAAGAGTTAACTTGAAATCTTCAGTAATTGAGTTTAGATGATAGATGTCTCTATAACATGCTGAATTGATTCCTTCTGCTTCAATATCTAAATCAGGGTTTCTTAAGACATAACTAACTTTGTAATCCGAACTTAGTTTTCTCATTTCTTTACTTGTTATCGTTTCTTTTTAATAGCGAATATACTGCATCCATTGCTTGTTTATTATTAGGTAACGGTAATTCTTTGAAGTAGTTTACTGCTCCATCGAAATATAATGGACAAGTTGTACCTGCGCCACCATCTCTACCTCCTAATATCTCTAAAAATCTTATTCTATCTTTAAATATAGTTACATCGTAGCCATAATATTCAGGTATTTCATGCCTAAATGGACTAAATAGTCCTAATATACAGTTGGCATCACGCTGAGTAAGTTTATTATCACCTAGACCATCTAATGATGGCTTAAGCTTATTATACTTCTTATTCTCAATACTCTCTTGAGCTTGCGATTGCTGTTGAACTACGATTGGTATGTACTTAAATCTATTTCTAAGTTTTATTAGATAATCCGATGAAAGTACAGATATACTTTCATGTAATGATAATTGAACTCCATTTCTTTTCTCTGAAGAAATTAAACTTATGTGGTCAATCATAACCATTACATATTCATCAGGATCGTTTGGCATATAATAATCTTCAACTTCAGTAACTTCTCCGTCAATAATAATTTGTTTATTGACTATAGTACCGTTAGATAAAGCGTATTTTCTCGCCAAATTATAAATTCCATATGGATGCCTTACAGAATCTATAAATTCTACAAACTCTTCTATTTTATCAAAATAAGGTTTGTATTTTTTAATGATGTTAATATGTTCTTGTGATAATATTCTATCCGCCTTTGTTGATTTAAGGTCAGTAGGACTAATTCTAATCCCTTCCTTTACATATAGTATGTGTGCAAAGCAAGATAGCATTTTTTCTTCAGAAGACATTTCCAGAGTAAAATAAAACATTTTTACTCTAATATCAAGTTTGTTGTCGATTATTTGACAAGCAATATTGAATAGGAATAAGAAATCAGTTATCTGAGTCTTACCTACTTTACTATTTGCTGTTAAAAGGTAATATTTAGCTTGTTCTATACCTGGAGATTGCTCCTCGAATCGAGGAAGTCCCCACGGTATACAATTCACTTTACCACTCAATAATCTATCACGTTTTGTTTCAATAGTATTTAAAGTCCTTTGAAATAGACTGTCTGCTTTTGTACTCATAATGAATTATATATAGCTGCATAATCTTTTAAAGAATAGCCGTCTACTCCAACAGATTCGTAATATTTATCCCTACTATAGGTAGTAATATATTCTGCATTTACATTCTTCATATATTTGACAACAACTTTGTTGATTTGTGTACACCAAACTAATGCTATACACTTTTCTTCTTCAATTATAGACTTGATTATCTTGATTAAACTTTTTAAGGAAGTTATCTTAAATCTAGTCCTTACTATAATATGAAGTTCACTAATGCTTCTGTAAGCATCTTGTCTGTCACATTGTATGGACTTGTATTGCGGATCGTTATAAGTTACCACCCCTCCTTGCATAATTAAATGCTTTATAAAAGCCTTACGTGTTTTTGTTGACGGAATATCAGATTCCTTAACATATATACATTGCATTACTTTAATTTTAATTGATTATTAATTCAACTGCGTAGTCCAGTTATCTTCAGGTAAATTTTCTCCGATTTCATCTATAAAAGCTGATAATCTACTTGATTCTCCATGAGCGTCTTTTTTATAAATAAAATAATCTGCTGCTTGAAGAAATTGTAAATTATCTACACTTTGTATATAGAGTTTTGCTGCTTTAGCTATGTCTTCCAAACTATATTTAGGATTTTCTTTCATCCATCTACTTAACTTGTCTGTACAGCCATTTTCAGACCCCATAGAGCCAGGTTTTAAACCTTTCCATAAAGATCTATATTCTTTAACAAACTCTTTTAAACCTTCTTTAATTGACCTATCAGATCGTTTTACAATTTTCTTATTACCAACTGAGCTAACTTTTTCTATTGATACAAAGTCAATAAATAGTTTTCCTTTTTCTCTTAATAATATTTCTTCATCTTGTTTTACTGGTAGTTTTATAAATTGCTTTTTTTCTAAACTATTTAAATAATCTAACGAATTTTTTCTTACTAATTCATTATCTATATGAACTAGCACTATAAATTCATCAATAGAAAGATCTTGCTCCGCTAATAGACTTAAATCTAATATGTAAGCTTTTTCTTTCATCTTTATTATTTAACTATGAAAACAATCTTTCCCAGAAACTTTTCTTAAAAATAGAAGGAGAAGTTGTTGTTTTTTTAATAAAAACAGTAACGTCGTTAAGGTCCGAATATCCTTTGTATTCTGTTAATGCTATAAATCCTAATCTTTTAAGGTCTTTTTTCATGTAATCTGCAGTGCAATTATAAAGAATAGCTCTTCTTTTATAGTTTTTACCTATATTACCAAGACTTTCTTTAATCATTTCTTCAAAATCTCTTTTTGAGACTTCTGCAAGAAAACCAGCATTAGCATTTCCTAATTCAAACATAGAACAAGTGTTTCCTATTCCTGTTAGTACCATTCCTCCTAATAGATCTGTCTGCATTACTTGTACAGCTCTGCTATAATTAAGTTTTGTTGTTGATTCACAAGCTGCTTGTGCTCCAATTTCTTCTAGATGAAGATTCTCTACACATTCATTACTTTCTTCTGTAGCCGGTAGAGCACTTAAAGCTCCTAATTCTTCACTTACTTCTTCCACTACTTTAACTCTAGGTTTTCTTCCTTTTGCCATTTTTTAAATTTAATTTAAATTACCAATCATCATTTGTTTCAAATACGTCCTCATTAAGGGATAAAATATAATCTTCTTCAAGTTCTTTGGACACATTTCCTGAACCGTTGCATAAATCACATTTTTCATATTGAAAACCTCTTGTTTTTTTAGGAGTCATTATTTCTTTAACTCCTAAACATTTTGGGCACTCTCTTGATCCATTCATTCTTTTAATAGTTTAATTGATAATATACTTTAGCTGATTCTAATTTAAAATCTTCACTAATATCCAAATAATCTGCTATTTGATGAATTGTATAACTCATATCAAATATCTCTTTTAACTTTTCAGCTATTATTATAGGATTAGAAGTTTTGTATTCGTTTTGAATTAAATCTATCGCTACTGATAATTCAGAATATTGTTTAACCATTTTAGTTATTTTATATTATTAAATAAATTCTTTTCAAACCTTTTTTCAAACTCCTTTAAAGGTAGTGGATTGTATCTAGATATTTTTGCAATCAAATCATTCGCTTCACTTATGGAAGCGTAAGGAATATCATATTCTTTATTGTTTACGTAAAACTTTTTGTGCAAATTTATCATAAATTTCTCTACTATTTTAAAAGGAACTATATCAAATCTATCTTCTTCAATTATCTTAACTGAAGATATATATTCTGAATTAAAAGAAGAAGGATTTGATTGATATATACTTGAAACATAAGCATCTAAACCTTTTGGAGATTTAAATAATAATATGTTAGATGGTATGGTATATTGCTTACCATTTATAATAATCAAATCCTCTCCTGCTCTTAATTTCAATATATTATATTTTAAAGATTAAAAGATGTTGCCCCAAGATCATGAGCTGTAGATGAGAATATCTCTAAAATACTTTCAGGACTTCTTTCTCTACCTTTTTCATTAACAAAGATTTCCTTGTTAATACTTGCGACAGTTTTTGTTCCGTCTGCAAAATGGTACGTAACTGTACCACCGTTTAACTTTACATTTTGTAAAGCTTGTAAATTGTCATTCATAATGATTACTTAATTAATTGTTGTTCTAAAAGGTATTGCTTATTTCTCTTTGAAATAAACGTTTGGTTCTTAAATTCCTTAACAGTATGTACAAGATATACAGGTAAACCTATAATATCTACATATACTTGAAAGAATATTAATGTGATGAATTTTTTCATATTACTTTTTCTATAGATTAACTTATTAATATTGTTTAATATTGGTGTATATTTAAAACAAATTTATAACTTCTAAATTTTTTGGTGTTAACATCTCCCTGTTTTCATTTTCAGCAGTGTATACATCATATTTACTATTAGTAGTAAACACTTTATCGAAATATTCAAAAACACTGTCTTGAGGGTGATGTTCTATTGTAATATGACTTACGGCTAAATATAATTTACCACAATTACGTTCTTTTAACATTTTTGCCAAACCAACAAATGTACCTCCATATACACAAATGTCATCTACAATAAGAATATCTTTACTTTGAAAATCTTGTCTATTTATTATTTGAGTTAATTTAGAATAACTAATTGGTGTTATTGTATTAATTGGTTTAGTTACAGATCTTTGTTCGTTTATAATATAAGTTCTAGATTTAGCAGCGCTTTCAGTTTCACCCTGCCATTGTAATTTATTACAAAGTTTCATAAGAGGTTTAAATCCACCTGCATCAGAAGACATTAAAATTAAATTATTTTGATAATCTCCATGTATACCTTTACCTTTATTAAAAAACTCTGAAAGAATTCTACATATAAATCCAAAATTATCAACAATTTGTGCATTATCCAGTAAAGCTTCTACTACTTCTGGATTATGAGGGTGAAAAATCTTAAAATGAGCATTCATAGAATTTAAAAACTTACACACTAATTTCAAACCAAAGCTTTCATTATTGTTAAATCTTCTATCAGCTTGCGCATCAATTAAGTTTGGTATGGTTACATTTGGCCTTATTCCTAAATTATTTAAAGCATCAACTGTTTGATTCAAATTCCATAAATCTTCATAACTATTTAATCTGAATGTAATATCTTCTTGTGAGTGAACGACTGCATAACTGCTTCCGTCAGGATATTTTTTAATTTCCATTTTTGTATTTATTTACTAAATTAGATAATTCTGTATAAACTTGATAAAGACCTGCTCTATCGTCAATATAAACATTCCCATAAACCTTTCTTGGAATTTTCCCATTAAGAAGTTTTTTACTTATGGGAGCTTCATCATTTATGGAATCATAAGGTATATTGTTTTTCTCTAAAAAATTAGAAACAAATTCCGTATTTTGATTACCTGTCCAAATAATGATAAAACACCCTATTGATTTTAAGTCTCTGATTAATTGTTTAACTAGTTCATAAGAATTACCTGCTTTATGAAAATCATACAAAGTATCGTCAAAATCACAGCAAACTATTAAGCTACCATATTTTTCATACTCCTCACACAGCCTGTTGTATGAGGAGTTGGGTTGCAAATATTTATCCATTATAGTATAGTATTAATTTTTTCTCTAATTTCTGTTAAAGTAGTTTGATTTAACAACTTACCGTTTCTAAATCTAACCTTTAATTCATTTTTAGAGTCTAAAACTTCTTCCATATTAGCTTGATCTTTAAGGTAGTAACTACCATTTTCATTTTTATAAACTACCGTTAAGCCTTTGGCAGATTTTTTCATTCCAGAGTCTGTTATCGGATCTTTGAAGATTTCTATAAGTTCTCCATTTTTTTGTTGAGCCACGCATTTTAGTGCCATACCCCATGTATCTCTTGTAACCATCTGCATTGAGAAAGATCCTTGACCAAAGAAACAATTAGTTGCTGCAAAACCTTTCTCTTCTAACCTTGAAAATATTTCTTGAATGTTATCTTGATTAATTGCTTCTCCATAAATCATTCCAATATGAGAGTCTAACACTTTATAACCTTGCTCGTTAATAGTTCCTCCAAACACATCCCAAAGTAATTCAACGACACCTTTTCTTTGAGGAGAATTAGGATCGTTGTATGTGAATACGTCTATAGCTCCACAAATAATATCAATTGGATTACCGCTATCCGGTCTAATAACTAATTTACCATTTCTTGACATAATCAATTCTTTCAATTTTGGTAAATAATCTGTTAATACTCTCCATAAATCAAAACTATCCGATACTAAAGATAAAATACCATCAGGAAATTTAGTTAATAAGTTTTTATAAATTTCAAATTCACCTTCCGGTCCTCCAGCAGTCATTTGACTGTGTTCAGAAGCTCTTACAGAAAAAACTGGAACTTCTGTTTCATTATAATAATGTTTACTTGCTTGAAGCACAGGTAAGCTATCAGAGCCTTTAGAAACTGAAGCAAAAGCTAATCCTGAACCGATAGCAGCATCCAGCCCAGTTAGACCACGCATAGAAAAATCATGCAACATAAAATCAATAATACCAATATTGTCTTTATCAGTTTTTAATACAGCGTTTTTTACAATTCTTTTCATTAAAAGGACATTTGTAGCTGTAGTAATAGGTTGCCATAAAATATTACTTAAAATGGTTTCTATATAATTCGTAACCCAAGCAAACTCATTGTTTGTATTATATAAGAATAACACAGGGATTTTAATGTCTGATTCTGTTCCTTCTTCCAAACTTCTTATTTCTAAAGGCAAATAACCTAAATCATGTAAAGATTCAATGTGTTTTGTGTCATACTCAACTCCTAAATAAGCTGAAAAACTTTCTTTAATTTCAGAAATAACTTGTTCTTTAGATTGGTTAAAGAAGTTTTCTTTAAAATGTTCTACAATAAATCTTATTGCGTATTGTTGACCAAAATTTAATACTTTGCCGTTATTACCTTTAGGAGCATATTTGTTTGCTCTTGGAGTAAATGTGCTAAAAACCTTTTCAACTCCTTCTTGATACATATTATAATGACCAACTTTATAGCCATCGGCTAAATACATACTATTAATTTTCATATTATTTTTGTTTTACAATTTCTATTAGTTTTTTAAGACATTCAAGTTCTGCTTCTTCATGAGTTAAGTAAATTTTGTTGTCTATATTTTCAAAATAACACCATTTATTATTTGACAAATAATGGATTTGAATTTCATAATGATTTGGTATTTTTTTAGTACCTAAAGATTCACTATAAAAATTAATTGAACATTGAATATTGTAATTCTCTCTAAACCATCTAAATGCTTGTTGGTAAAGTGGTGCTAAAGTAAAATATTCATCTTTTTCAACAATATTAAGTTCTAATTTAATTTCTTTATTAGAAGTTCTGTAATAAAATCCAAAACAAGATTCATCAAATCCTAATTCTTTTAAATCTAATGCTTCTGCGTAAGGGATAAACTCGTTTTCCATATCTTATTTCTTTTTAAATTGTTCAAACCAATTTTTTATATCAGTAGGAAGTACATAAGGACATTTAATTAATAATTCAAGAACTTCTTCCTCACTAAACTTATTCTTGTCTTGTTCTTGTTGCCATTTAGCACCTTTCTGTAACGCTTCTAAAAACCATCCTTTTATATCGGAATCATCCATATTATCTCTAACTGAATAATGTGGAAAATCTTTTGTTAATTTTTCAGCAGCTTCTTCAAGTGTTTCTTGTTTGAAAAAATCATCACCGTTTGGTAAATTT